GGAGAAAGTCAGTTGTATTAGTATTCCACCAACGCCCTCCTTTTTCACATTTACTTTGTTAAAATCGCGACTCAAAAAGGACCATCATTGGGAGCCATCTAGGAAAGAGAAATCGAAACATCTCCGAGAAAAACGATGAAACGATTTCCCATTTTAAGCACCAATCTACCCGATTCCCTAATTTTAGGGGAGTAAATCTCTATTTTCATGGCATTTTGTGTTAGTTTCGTCAGAGATTCACCCAAAAACGTTGGACTTTTTCCAAAAAACGTCCGACATAATTTTGATTTCGTGGGAAGTTTTTTCCAATACGTCCGACATAATTTCACGCCAATGCGATAAACAGCTTTTTTCCTCCCTCATACCGTTAAAATCAATGCCCGGAGAATCGCATAATCCGCCCACAAAGAGAAAAAAATCTCATAGACCGCGTTAAATCTGACGTTTCGCAACGCAAATATTTAATAATTATTGCTATCCAACAAAGCAATACTCGTCGAAATAAGAATACGGCTGAAATCCAACGATGGACTTCAGCCGTATTGTATGAGTAAGAAGAGAATTCCTTTGTGAGGAGGGCGCGAGTGTGGCTCCTGCTACAGAGACCGCCTCTGCAAATGTTCCCACCCCATCAGCCACACAAGGCGGAATGACTGGGGGCAGCGCATCAAACCAAAGCAATGCCCTTTCGCAAGGCAAAGATAGCAAAAAGGATACAGCTGAGGGAGAAGCGAATGATGGCAATCAAGATGATCTTTCAATTGAAGAGAAGGAAGCTCTGCTATCCAAGGCTAAGCAAGAGCTTGAAGAGAAGGAGGCAGAGCGCACAGCCGTAGCGGAGCAGGCTATTGCTCTCATGAAGGACTACTACGACAGCGGTGCAATCCCCGGCATGGATAGTGGCGAGTTTCATGGGCAGGCTACCCTTATCCTCATCGGCTTCAAAGACCGAAGTAATCTTGAGCTGATGAAAGCCCCTGGGCTTAGTGAGCTTCTACCCAGCCTGTATAAGCTGGCAGACGAGGCGAGAGAGAAGAAGATGCTGGTCCGAAAGTATGAGAAGGAGCTCAGCCAAGCAACGGAAGAAGAGGGCGAAACGTCCACCTATAACGATGCTATCCGAGATGAGCTTGTCAATACGATGCGAGATGCAGGTATCGAGGTCGTCACGGACGAAGCTGAAGGTCAGGCGGTGCTTGATGCAGCGCGCGCTGGTGAGGCACAAATGCAACGAGCCTACCATGGGACGGATGCTGACTTTGAAGCCTTTGACCATAGCCACATGGGAGAGGGCGCAGGTGGTCAAGCATACGGCTGGGGCTCTTACTTCACCGAGGAGGAGGGCGTCGCTCGGTCCTATGCAGGTGGTGGCTTCGTATATGAGGCAGAGCTGCCCGATGATACGGGAAGCAACTACCTGCATTTTGAGAGCAAGCCAAGCAATAAGGACATCGACCGTGTAAAGAGGGAGCTTGTGGAGTACATCCTTCGCAATGACGAAGAGGGTATGTACGACTATCCTCAAGGCAAGGACGACTTGACGCAGGAGGTGGATGACGCAGGAGAGCCTACTACATGGAGAGACCTTTATGGTACGGTATCTTCGCACCTTGGCTCAGATAAGGAGGCCAGCGCATTCTTCCACTCCATCGGGTATGTTGGTATCCAATATAACTCTTCTGAGACCGATGGGGGAAAGAAGAACCTCGTCATCTTCGATGAGAGCGACATCGCCATACAATCAAAGGTGCGCCTATTCAAGACCAGCAGCGGAGAGGCGTACGGCTTTGTCAAGGATGGGAAGATCTACCTCGACCTCAAACACGCAACGGCCGAGACGGCTATCCACGAGTACACGCACCTATGGGCGAGTGCCCTACGTCGAGTAAACCCTCGTGCGTGGAAGTCTATACGGAAGCAACTCAAGGGCTTCGAACTGTGGGCGAACATCGAAAGTAGATACCCCGAACTCAAGGGTGATGAAGATGCCTTAGCAGATGAGGTGCTTGCTCAGTACTCGGGCAAGCGCGGTGCTCAACGCATTGAGGAGGAGATGCAGAAGGAGGATAATGCTACGGACCTTGTAGGAAAGGCGCGTGTGCTCGCAGCGTTCAATAGCCTCAAGGAAGCACTCAAAACCTTTTGGACTGAGGTCGCAGACTTCTTCGGGATGGACTATTATAAGTCCGTGGAAGACGCAGCTGACAAGGCTATGAGCGACCTTCTGCGTGGGGTAAATCCTAATGCAGTAGAAGCAAAAAAGAAGGAGGCTACGAAGAAGAAGCCCACGAAGAAGTCAACCGCGAAGAAGGAGACAGCTACGTCAAGTGTCATCGCCCCCGACAGCGAACGATACAATGGGTATATCGTGGCTCTCCCCAAGTCTGGGAAGGCTGGCGCAGAAGTCGGTAACATAGAGGAGTTCGTAGCAGCAGATGGAATGCGAGAGGGGCTGACGGTTATCTACCAAGCCCCCGAAGGGTTTGCCGTGGCCAGCAACGGCACTATGGCCATTGCAGACAAAACGCAGTTCGACGTGTACAAGAAGGGGAAGGCGTACAAGCTGGACGGGACAACGATTGATGCTGGGGCATGGAAGCCCCTCAAAGATAAGTGGCAGTCATTCATCTCTACGGAAACGAGAGGTGAGCACTCCGACCCATTCACAGAATCCCCCGTCAAGATGCCCCGACTATCTAAGTATTTAGATCGAGTAGAGCAAGACCTCTACAACAGATGGAAGTCTGATAAAGGCGAAGGGCGTACAAGGGATAGCTTCAAGGCGTATCGTAGTCGTGCATTGGTGTCTATCCCCAATGGGCGAGGAGAATACGTTAGTTATCCATATACAGATCTGAGAACCATAGCCTTGGCCGCAAAGCGATTAGGCGTTACATCCTTCTTCGTGGAAGGGGATCTACACTTTGGCTCTTCCGAACAGCCTGGCCGTCGTCTTGTCGGCAATGGTAGACTCGGATCTGTGGTACACGCGGGCTATTTTGAAACAAGAGACCCTAATGCATCCAAGAGGAAAGAACTCTCCTATCTGTATGATGAGTCTGTTGGAGTCAAGGATATAGACGAAGGGGTACGCATGCAGAAGGAGCTCGAGGAGAAGGACGCGAAGTACGCAGAGATGGACGCCCAGGTGAGCGCAGCCAACAACGTGAGCAATGCGGAGGAGGATACCGAAGAAGCTAATGACGAGGAGGTGCGCTACCGCTCCGACGAGTTAGACGAAGTTAGTAATCGGTTCAATGCGGAGCTTGCTCAGCTCACAGAAGAGAATTCAGATAGCACTATCTTCTCCCTTGGCATGCCTTCTTCCGAACTTATCGCAGGCGGAGTAGCTCCTAAACTTATGCGTCTATATGGGAACAAGGTGATCAAGAAGATGAAGAAGCATGGATTTGCTTTGTCTGACCTTCTGGATCTGCCGAAAGCTGTTGCACAGCCTATTGCAGTGTTCTCAACACATAGGGATGGGAGTCACGCAATTCTTACAGAACTCAAGACAGATGAAGGGAACATACTGGTTACTCTTGAAGTAGGTAAGGGTGGTGCCGATGTAGACTTTAATCTACTTACATCTACTTACGGCAAGAGTCACGGCAAGGTTGTTCAATGGCTTAATTCAGGTAAGGCGACCTATATAAATAAAGAAAAAGCCCTTGAGTATCTTGCCAGCGCTCCCGCTCCAATTGCGGGTGCTAAACAAGCTCAAGAGCTTTCTCTTGCCACAAAGGTAGTAGAAACTTTTGACAACCCACCCCTTGCGAGCGAAGATCTCGGGATCGGCAATGATAATCAAGCGGCCGAGGATAACGACGATGAGGTACGCTTCCGCAGCAGCCGCCTATCCCCTGAGCTTCAAGCCATCAAGGATCAGGCAAAGGCGGATGGGAGCTTCATGAAAGCCCCCAATGGGAGACCCACCAATCTTACAGAGAAGCAATGGCTACAAGTCCGTACGCCTGAGTTCAAGGAGTGGTTCGGAGACTGGGAGAACGACCCAGCAAATGCGTCTAAGGTAGTAGATGAGAATGGGGAACCGATGGTGGTGTATCACGGAACGAGTGTCAGTAGTAGACGTTTCTTCAAATTTAAGGACGGAGCCCCTAATTGGTTTACGCCATCGGAGTATTATGCAAAGGCTTTCACTTTCGATGAAGATATCCCTGTCATGTACCCCTCGTTTATCAAGATCAAGAAGCTCCTACACTTAGGGTACATTGATGGCGATGTGATATCAGGAAAGATCAGGTCGCTATCTCTTGATACGGGGATAAGTGAGAGTAGCATCAGATACATAGTGTCGAAAGAAAGAGCCGATAAGGTCTATCAAATAACCAATTCACCACTCTTCAAAAGAGAGGCTATGGCTCTTGGTTATGATGGGATGATGGCATTTGAAGCTGGCGTCGACTCTTTCGCAGTCTTCTCACCCTCCCAGGTCAAGAGTGCCACAGAGAACACAGGCTCGTTTGACGGGATGAATGATGATATCCGATACAGCTCATACGATGCAGCCGAGCGAGAGGACCTTGACATGCAGGATCTCGAAGAGGTGGCCACCAGCATGGCAGAAGCCCTCGGAGAGGACGTGCGCATCATCCATGATACGGCAGAGATCGAAGGCCGCAATGAAAGCGAGACGAACAGAATGCGCGGTGCTAAGGGTTGGTATGATCCCAAGACGGGGCAGGTGGTCGTGGTGCTACCTAATGCCGAGAGCGCAGACGACGTCGAAGCTACTATCCTCCATGAGGTCGTAGGGCACAAGGGCTTGCAGGAGCTTGTCGGTAAGGACCAGTTCGGCAAGTTCCTTGACGAGGTGTTCGAAGGTGCTAACGAAGCCGTGCGAAATGGTATTGTCGAGCGAAGCAAGAGATACGGGTGGAACACCCGCCTTGCCACCGAGGAGTATATCGCAGAGCTTGCCGAGCAGGGCTTCAAGGATCTCGAAGCACGCGATCTGTGGAACGTTGTACGCAACGCCTTCTACAACCTCCTCAGCCGAGTGAAGCTCGCGCTGGGCTGGAACATCAGCGACCGCGAACTTCGCTACATGCTTTGGCGCACGTATCAGATGAAGAAGGGCGAGGGCCTTATGGGGCAGGCTAAGGATATAGCCATGCAGGAGAAGCTGGGCGTAGGTAACTACGAAGATGCCCGCTTCCGCCAGGGCGAGTCAGCCGTCCCCGTAAAGGTAGCCGCCACCTATGATGCGCTTATCAAGAAGTCGAGCTATCAGACGCAGGAGGCCCTCCAAGATAGCATGCTCTCGCTCAAGAAGGTCATGGAAATGATCATGCAGGCCAAGGGTGATGCTAAGTACATCGAGGAGATCGAGGGCTATCAAAACGCCTACATGGGTGAGAACAGAGTCTCGAGCGTAAACCAAGCAGAGGCCGCTGCATACAGCCGTATGGCACTTGAGCCCCTGGTGGAAGAGGTAAGCCGTCTTGCCAAGAAGGCTCACCACTCATACGTCACGGACTACATGATGGCTAAGCACGGGCTTGAGCGTAACCGCGTGATGGCTTTCCAAAAGGCCGTAGAGGCTGACGTCGATGCGCACAACAAGGCCGTCAAGGAAAGTGGCGAGGGCGAGGAGCTCACGGCAAGCAGTCTGTGGGATGCGTACCTCAATGATACGGATCGCCTGAGAAACGAAGCAGAATACCGCGAAGGGCGTATTACTGCTGACGTATGGCATAAGACCGACGACGAGATCCGTGCACGCTACGCACCGAGCTATGCTGAGTACCGCGAGCGAGACTATGCTGGTCTTACGGGCTTGCTTGATCGTCCCGACGTAGATATTCAGACGCTCGAAGAGGAGGCTATCGAAGAGGTCATGAAGTTCGAGAATGAGAACGACGTCACCGACCTATGGGAACTCACGAACAAGGCTACCGACGCACCGCTTGCAAAGCAGTACGAAGGAGGGCTTATGAGCAGAGAGACGCTGGAGCACGTACGCAACATGTACGGGTACTACATCCCTCTGCGAGGCTTCGATGAGACGACCAGCGACGAAGCGTATAGCTACCTCGGTGACCGCGACCGCGCCTTCTCTCCCACGCTGAAGAAAGCCAAGGGTCGTAGCAGCAAGGCCGAGGACCCGCTCGCACACATCGCAAGTATGATGGAGTCAGCTATCTTGCAGAGCAACCGCAATAAGCTGGTGCGTCAGAAGTTCCTGAACTTCGTAGAGAACAACCCCAGCGACCTATTCAGCGTGCAGAAGCTGTGGGTGAAGTGGAACGAGGTGACCAAGGCCTGGGAAGCTGTACTACCTGAGTTCGACCCAAGCGATACGAGCGAGGAGGTGATCCGTAAGACGCAGGAGTTCGAGGAGATGATGCGGGAGAACAAGAGAAAAGACCCGAAGAACTTCAAGCTGGCAAGCGAGCAGCCCTCTATCCCTTATCGTGTCGTCAGCTTGGGCGAGCAGATGCAGCACCAAATCATTGTCAAGCGCGGAGGCCGTGACGTTGTGATCATCGTCAATGGCGACCCACGTGTGGCAATGGCGGTGAATGGTCAGACCAACCCCGACGGGGAGGCTAAGGGGCATATCGGTGCGCTGTTCAGAGCTGGGGCAGCCGTGAATAGAAAGCTCGCAGGCTTCTATACGTCGCTCAGCCCGAACTTCGTGGTGAAGAACTTCATCCGAGATATTATATACGCTAACACTATTGCGTGGGTCAAGGAGTCACCCACCTACGCAATGACCTACCACGCCAACGTAGCCAAGCTCGCAGGGCAGATGCACAGGCTTGTCCACCTCTATGAGCACGACAAGCTGGATATGTCCAACGAGACGCACCGCGCGTTTAAGCTCTTCATGAAGAATGGTGGAGAGACGGGCTACTCGCAGCTCCGTAGCATGGACCGCCATAAGAAGGAGATCGAGCGTATGATGAAGGAGTCAGGAGGACGTATTAGTCCCAAGCAGGCATTCCGATTGCTGGGTGACACTATGGAATTTGCCAACCGAGGTATCGAAGACCTGTCTCGCTTCGCTGCATTCCTGACGAGTAGACAGATGGGCCGCACTATCGACCGCTCTATCTACGACGCAAAGGAGATGACCGTGAACTTCAACAAGAAGGGGGCGGGCTCTACCTTCTATGATGCGACAACGCAAAGCAGGGTGGGTAATGCTGCGGCACTCCTTTCAGGTACGGGGCGTAGCCTATACCTCTTTTGGAATGTGTCTATCCAGGGCTCTGTGAACATCGCACGCGCTGTGAAGAGAAACCCCAAGAAGGGTACGGCATACCTGGCTACCTTCCTCGCTCTCGGTATTCTTCAGACGATGCTCCCAGCACTCACGGGTGGAGACGATGATGACAGATACTGGAACTTGCCTGACTATGTAAGGCGCAATAATATCTGTTTCTTTGTAGGAGACGTGCTTGTGAAGATCCCTCTACCCCAGGAAGCCCGCGCTATCTTCGGCATAGGTGAGCTCGGCATGAGCTACTCATCAGGGAAGGAAGACAAGACGCCCATGGAGCTGGCTCAGACTATCGCTGGTCAGATCTCTCAGGTGATGCCACTTGACCTCATGGACGACTCGGGGGCTACCCACGCACTCATGCCAAGCCTTGCTAAGCCCTTCTTCGAAGCACAGACTAACCACAGCTGGATGGGCCGCCCTATTTGGAAGGATACCGACTACAATAAGGCTATGCCCGACTGGACCAAGGCCTACAAGGCTACGGGCGGTGCTTACGTATGGCTCGCGAAGGAGCTGAACTCGCTCACGGGTGGTGACGACTACAAACAGGGATGGGTAAACATCAACCCTGCGAAGCTGGAGTACATGCTCAAGGGGTACTTAGGTGGACTCTACACAGCAGCCGATCAGATAATCAAGTCCAGCGAGACCGCCTTCGGTGATCGTGAGTTCTCGATGCGTGACGTGCCTATCCTCTCGGGCTTCCTCGACGGGGCTGACGAACGCAACGATATGCGCAATGTCAATAACACGTACTACCACTTCAAGGAAGAAGCTAAGGAGGTCCTGCGACTGGGTAAGTCCTACGAGAGTGATCTCGAGCAAGGCAAGAGTGACTCCACGGACTACGCTAAGAAGCTCGACGAGCTGGTGAACACCAAATCGTATGAGCGTGCGCTGCTCTTCGAGGATCTCAGTAAGGAGATCGATGAGATGCAGAAGGCCCTGAAGGAGGCTACCGATCCCAAGGAGGCAGAGGAGCTACAGGCAGAGATTGACAAACAGAAGAAGGCACTGGTGATCCAGCTGCGCCAAATGAAATAAGAGAGAAGCGAATGAATACCTACACTAAGAAGCTACGTCGGCTGAGCCAGGTTGGCGGGCAAAAGAAGATTGACTCCGTTGGATCTACAAAGCACCACGGGGAGTACAACCGAGCTATGGGCGTACTCCTCGAGGCGCGTCGTAGCTGGGACGCCATGTCACGTTTCCGAAAGGATCGCGAGCGGTGCAAGCGGTACACCTACGGGGATCAGTGGAAGGATGTCGTCAATGTGGACGGCAAGACGATGACCGAGGAGAAGTATATCATGGAGCAAGGTAGCGTCCCATTGAAGAACAACCTCATCCGTCGCCTTGTGCGTAACGTCCTCGGTGCATACCTCAAGCAGACGAAAGAGCCCGTATGCGTGGCGCGAGACAGAGACGAGCAGCGACTCGGAGAGACGATGAGCACGATCCTCCAGTACAATATGCAGCTCAATAGCATGACCGAGATAGGAGCGCGCTCTATGGAGGAGTTCGTCATCAGTGGGCTAACGGTCCAGCATAAGAGCTACGGGGTGCGTGAGGGTCGCCTGGACTGCTGGACGCGCATTGTCAATCCGAGTATGTTCTTCTTGGACTCCAATTCACAGGACGTACGCGGGTGGGATGTAAGCATCCTCGGAGAGATACATGATATTGACCTGCAAACGCTCTTCCGAGAGTTCGCTGGCAGTCGTGAGGAGTGCGAACGCCTGCGTGAGATCTACCGCTATGCACGCGACGGGGATTACGTGAGTCAATACTTTTCGGATTTCCCTGACTTCGGGTATAGTGATGCGCGTACTTACGACTTCTTCACAGGCCGTGATCCGCGTCGCTGTCGTGTCATCGAGGTATGGCGCAAGGAGACGAAGGAGCGTTACTTGTGCCACGACCCCAACAACGGGGAGGTATACAAGATCGAGACGGAGGACTACGGGAAGATGGTAGAGGCTGTGAATAGAGACCGCATGGTAATGGCCGCTGAGCAGGGGATCCCCGAGGAGGATGTGCCACTAATCGAGGCGACGTGGTTTGTAGACGATTATTGGTACTTCTACTACCTCAGTCCCTTCGGTCATATCCTAAAGGAGGGAGAGACCCCATACCACCACAAGAGCCACCCCTATGTCTTCAAGGCCTACCCCTTCATTGATGGGGAGATCCACTCCTTCGTCTCCGACGTCATCGACCAGCAGCGATATACGAACCGCCTCATCACGCTATACGACTGGGTAATGCGCTCGAGCGCGAAGGGGGTACTTCTTATCCCCGAGGATAGCATACCTGTCAATACGACTCCCGAGGAATTTGCGGAAGAGTGGAGTCGCTTCAACGGGGTGATCGCCTTTACCCCCAACAAGCAGGGGGTGCTACCTCAGCAGATCTCGAGCAACGCCACGAATATCGGCATCGGGGAGCTACTGAATATCCAGCTCAAGCTCTTTGAAGATGTGTCAGGGGTGCATGGTGCACTGCAGGGTAAGCCAGGCTTTGCTGGTATGAGCTCCAGCCTATACGCTCAGCAGACGCAGAACGCGACGAACTCGCTGGTGGATCTCATGGATAGCTTTAGTGCGTTCACGATCCAGGGGGCGTATAAGGATGTGAAGAACATTCAGCAGTTCTACGATGAGAAGCGCGTGGTGAATATCGCGGGCAACGACTCGAGTCTACTCCCCGACGACCCCCGCAAGATCCGTGATATTGAGTTCGACCTCTCTATTGCTGAGAGCTCCTCGAGCCCTGCATATCGACAGCTCGCTAATGAGTTCCTCCTCGAGGTATGGAAGGCTGGTCAGATCACGCTCAACCAGCTATTGGAGGTGGGCGACTTCCCATTTGCGGACAAGCTCTTGCAGAGTCTCGACTCGCAGGCCGAGCAGATGAAGCAGGGCATAACCCCCGAAGGGATGAGCCCCGAAATGCAACAGCAGGCTATGGCTATGGCTGATCCAGCTGCCGTAGAAATGGCTCACCGAGCCATCACGGCAAACTAAGATAGGGACGTGAAATGATTAGCCCCGTGCTCGACGTTGGTTGGGCATGGGGCTAATACTATATAGTGGCTTCGCTCACGGGCTTTGATCTCCTGCTGGCGGCCCGTCGTTGCTCTGCCGTCTTTACCTGTATGATCTTGGGTAGTGGCATTTCCTTCGTATTGGAGCTGATGTACAAGCCTATTGCGCGCGTCATCAGAAGGTCGTCATGCTTACCGAGGATAGCTCCGTATGCTCCATTCTGTTTGCGCTCGTAGGTGATATACTCATTCAGACAACGCTCGTCACGCTCGACGTATAGCCCTTCTCGGATGAAGGTGATAAGCACGTCGATGATGATAGGCTTCGTGTGCACGTTCGTATGGAATCCGTACTTGCGAGGCACGGAGTCGCGTATCTCATCGGCAGACTGCGGGCGTGCATACAGGTTGTCGTACACGTCTTTGATCTGATTGAGGATGAAGTGCGAATGATCTCCGTCCACTTGTCGGTTGGGGTCTTTGGTCTCGAGGGTGTTACTCTCAATGACAAGGAGGGCCTCGTCGTAGTACTTGGCGATCTGTGCAGACTTCCACGCAAGTTTGTCCATATCGATGTGCCCGTACCACTGAGCCACGACCACGGGCTTACCCCCATCCATCATAAAGAGCCTGTCGAACACACAGATGACGGAGTAGTCAGCCCCGCGGCTACGCCCCCCAATATCCACCACGACAAGGTATCTATTCGTGATGCGCTCGCCCGGGTCTATCTCAGGCTTCTCCCAAATAGTGAATAGTCCTTGGTGGTCTTCAACAAAGCGCACGCCCGTGATAGCATCCTCGCCCGTCGATCCATTGGCCACGACGTCACCCACGAAGCGCGGAGGCTTACACGTAGGTCTCAACGCCTCCACTTGGTACATATCGAATACGCGTTGTCCTGAGTGGACGAAGGCTTCGATGTCGTCGGAGGGGAACTCAGAAGCCATATCCCCGTGGTCGCTCTTGCTCTTTCGCTCCTGGATATACCAGTGTATCGCCTCGAGGGTAGCACCCTGCTCCCATAGCCACCACAGGTATTTACCTGGCTCGGCTCGGTCGCTCGCAGCATAGTCTGCTCTCCTGTTCTTCCATAGCTCAGTGGCGAAGGCTTCGCGGTCGGGTATGTCAAGGCTGTACTGCTCGATCTCAAACCATGAAACGAAGAGGGCTTTGAATTGCGAGTCGCCACGACGGGCCGCATCATACTCTCGTTGGAAGAAGTTCCCCGTACCATTGGCGGTGGACTCATACACGATCATAGTGTGTGGCTTGTAGAGCACCCCCGAACAAGCGGAGCGGATGATCTGCTCGGGCGTCTTTCCCTCGGTGGTCTTCCATAGCCCCACCTCAGTGCAGTGCACCAGGTTGTAGTCACCACCACGCGCGCTGTCGGGAGCTTCTGCTGTCCCCAGCTTGATATTGCACGAACGCTGGGGTATGCGCCTCACGTTTCTCTCCGACCCTATGCCGATTAGCTTTGGCTCATTAGGCTTGAACGACGCCCCTATCGGGTATAGCCGCTCTATGGGGTAGGCATTAATAAGACGCTCGAACATGTTGCTCACCTCTGTGGATGCTGCTTTGACGTGCCCGACGATAAGGGAGTTCAGCCCCACCTGGTGCACCAGCTGAAGCCACGCCATATATATCTGTGTGGCAGTAGAGCCACCCCACTGACGCGCCTTCAATAGGATAAGACGTATGGGCGCACCAGCAAGACGCTGACGCTCGAAAGCCTCGACGAGCTTGCGCTGTGGGTGATTGAGCTTGAAGCGCACGTCTGAGCCACCTCCCTTGCGTTTGATGAACACCTGGACCGCAGCCCAAAAGAAAAAGTCGTGCTTCTCCCTGAGTCGGAGGAACACCTCTACGAGTGCCTTCCTGTTCTCCTCAGTCTCCTCTCCGTACCTCTCCACAAGGAATTTGGATATGCTCCCCGCCTTGGATAGACGCTTGACGAGTGGTATATCCTTCATCGAGGTAGGCAGGTATTGCACCTCCATAGCACCGAAGTCAGAGAGGCGCAGCTCGAAACGCTCCAGCGGTGACCCTAATCCCGTGATAGGATTAAATGGTGCATGGAGGGCTTCGAGCCGTCGCTCATTCTCTTGCAGTATTCGTGCTACTTCTTCGCGCATTGGGTGAGGTATCCAGCTATGAGGCCCACGATGAAGCCCCAAAGGTGTACGAATTGATTGATGAGAGGGAATATGCAGCTAACGGCAAAGCCAACGGCAAGCCAGGTAAACCACTCGCGTTTGCGTGCCACCTTGGGAGTTACCATGCCTATCAGGGCGTAGCATGCACCTGAAAGCCCAGTCGTTGGTAAGGTGAGAATGTGCGCATCGCAGAGCCCGTACAATGTGGACACGGGGAATAGCGACGCAATGATATAGGACGTCAGCAGCTGTCGTGCGGTTACGCCCATATAGAACACCAGCGAGAGTAAGCACCAGCAGTTTACAAGCCAGTGGAAGATGGACGCATGAAAAAGCGAGTAGGTCCAACGCCCCCACCATGGTCCCGCATTGTATATCCCTACGCTGCCGTGGGGAATGGGGAGCAAATAGAGGACGAATGTAAGCAGAGCGATGGCGAGGCTTAGCGTTTTGGTCTTGTCTTGCATAGGTGCTTGGCTTCGTTAATCTTCTCGTAGGTCTTGCGATCGGATAGGTAGAGCTTGGGGGCTGGTGAGTTAACCACCCGCGTTACAGCATCTTCGAGAGATAGCCCCAAAGGGCTATTGAGAAGTAGCATTACACGCTTGTATATCTCCTCGTACATCTCCTGCGTCGAAGGCGTTTTGATAGGGCATTCACCACCTAAGCGTATCATCTTCTGAATGACACGCACCGCCCTATCCTCTGATACGAAGAAGCGTGAGTACTCGCTGTTCTTCACATGCTGTACGACGTTCTTCATGTTTATGTAAAAGCACATCGAAGTAGCCTCTCGGTACTTCGTCAGTATCTCACAAAGCACTCGGTGCTTATACTCGTAGCACGATCTTTTGCCTGGCATAGCTCGCTCCTTTATTTTGGTATGCCTTAAAGATACGCATTAGGGGGTTCAATTCCAATATATAATACGCAATATGTCACAGCATTAGGGCGGGTGCTTTATAGATTTGCTTCATCTATAAAATTAGGCTTATGGAAATAGATGAACAGAAGGACCTTGCACCCGCAGATCCCCCTGCTGCTGAGGTGAGTAAGCGCGACCGACTCAAGGCGCGCTTGAAGGACAAATATCCCGACGACGATATGGACGACGATGAAGTCCTCGCTGGTCGCATATACGACGACTACGACGACTACGAAGGCCAGTTAGAAGGGTACAAGGGGAGAGAGAAGGAGATCGCAGGCCTCTTTGGCCGTGACCCCCGAAGTGCGAGCTTCATCTCGCGTTGGGCTGGTGGCGAAGATCCCGCAGTCCTTCTTGTCGAAACGTTCGGAACGGAGATTACCGACGCTATCGGAGACCCTGAGAAGCAGGAGCAGATCGCGGAGGCTAATCAGAAGTTCCTCGACCGCATCGCTAACTCCGAGAAGCTCGAGAAGGAGTACGAGGAAAACCTGGGTGAGTCTCTCAACGTGATTGGCAAGCTCCAGGAAGAAGGCGTACCCGACGAGGATATTGACAAGGCTATGGAGCTGCTCCAAAACATTGTCACTGACGGGGTGCGCGGGAAGTTCACACGCGAGACTATCGAAATGGCACTCAAGGCTATTGGCTACGACAACGCAGTGGCAGAGGCCGAGGAGACGGGACGCGTGGCAGGGCGCAATGAGAAGATCGACGTTAAGCTCCGTAAGCCCGAAGAAGGCGACGGCACGGCCAACCTCTCGGGAGGTGGCTCAACCCCTGAAAGACCTACACCCAACCTGGGTGCTCTTGGTGAAGCATCAACCCGCAAGAGCATTTGGGACAAGGGCAAGATGAAGAGAGTTAAGCGAGAGTAATATCAACCAACTAACCAAAAGCAAAATGAATAAGAAGCAAGTAGTAACTAACATCTCAAACCTGTGTCTGCTCCTCTTGGCAGGCATCTTCGGGGGTGGTGCTATGGCTGTCGTCGGTCCTCTTCCTGATGCAGGTAAGACTGATAGCGGTGCAGCCGTAGGCCAGGGTGGCAAGGAAATAGGCAACGAAGGTATCGCCAACCGCACCACGGGTGAGGCTGAGGGCGACCCCGACTACTATTCCAAGGCCATTGACGAGCGCATCACGAAGATCCGTCCAATGTCCACCCCTATCGACCAAATCAGCCGATACTCCGAAGCTCGCAAGATCGACAGCATGGCGGTAAAGTACCCCTCAGTAGGTACTCGTCCTATCTCGACGACCACATCCAGTCTGATGGCAGCACAGCAGGCCACCGACGCCAGCGTCAAGCTGGCGGTTGCTGACGGGAGCATGTTCACGCTCGACGATACGATCCGCGTCGTCGGTGTCAAGGGTCAGTTCGACGAAAAGGGCAACGCTTACCCCGTAGGCACTGCTCCCGACCTCGTCCTCCACGTATGTGGCCGTGACCCCAGCACCAACCAGCCCGTCGTCTATGCTGTCAATGGCGCTAAGAACGCGAAGGGTCAGCCTATCCTCGTACCACAGATCGCGCAGAATACGCGCCTCGTCCGTATGGGTAAGGCTTGTGCTGAGCTTGATGCACAGACGGGTCGCTTCAACAACGTCCCCACCTTCGAGGAGCAGTACTGCCAAAACTTCATGATCCAAATCGAGCAGTCCACGATCGACAAGATGTCTGCAAAGAACGTCAAGTGGGACTTCTCGGACCTTGAAGAAGATGGCATCTACGATATGCGCCTTGCACAGGAGAACACCTACCTCTTCGGGGTAAAGAACAAGATCGTCCACCCCTCTAAGGATGGCTCTGCCACGTGGTTCACGGGGGGTATTTGGTATCAGGCTGGTAAGGACATCGAGGTTGGTACGTACGTCGCTGCGTCAAAGCGCACCGACATCACCGATGAGCAGCTGGTAGATATCTCCAAGGACCTCTTCGTAGGTACGGGCGTCGGGAACAAGCGCAAGGTCCTCCTCTGCGGTAGCGAAATGCTCGCAGCGTTCTCGAAGATCAAGAGCGACAAGTTCCGCCTGAAGGAGTCGGTAGAGTCGTGGGATCTCCAGTTCAAGTCTTGGATCACCGACTTCGGTGAGATCATGGTCATGCATCATGAGCTCTTCGACCTGAACGGCATGAGCGACTGCGGCCTCGCTCTTGATCCAGAGTTCCTCGTCAAGAGTACCTTCCTCTCATGGCAGCGTAATATCCTCGACATGAAGGCAGCAGGTATCCGCAATACCGACGCAGCCGTCATCCAGGAGATCGCCTGCCTCTATCTCCGCTATCCAAAGGCTCACGCTCGCCTCAAACTGAAGAAGGCGTAAGCCTTAGAGTGTCCGTTGTCTTTTGTGATGTGTCTGTAAAGGACGGGGGCAGGGGCCCTTGGGTGTCTGTCCCCTCCTTTATTATTAACGAATGAAGAAACGAATGAACAAGAGATATATCTCAGGCACTTGCCTTAGCCTTAGCCTCGGCTCAGACGCTGTGTCCTATCGTCACATTGCCTTTGAGCCTCAAATGGAACGAGGTAGTGCGTATGTAACCAGCGACGAAGATGAACAGAAAGAGCTGGAGGCTCACCCCTACTTCGGGACATACTTCGAGGAAGATCCCTACTACACGGATAACTCGGAGGCGGTAGAGGAGGAAGCCAAGGTCGAAGAAGATCATGACGAGAAGAGCGAGGGCGTGGTCCTCTCCTTCTCTAACGAGTCCGACGCTAAGGAAGTCCTCGCTACCGACTATGGCGTAGGCCGCTCTAAGATGAGATCACGTAAGTCCATCGAAGAAGCAGCTGAGTCCGTAGGTGTAAAAATCAACTGGACGGACGTCTCACCCTCTGCCACTGACGACGCTGAAGGCTCAGACGCTACCGACAAGGAGTAATCCTCCATGGAGTACGCTATCGAAGAATTGAAGCGGTCGGTAAGGGTGGCACTGGACGAAAATAACACCAGTGCCACCCTTACCTCTCTTGGTGACGTCGATACGCTCAGTGTCGAGGAGATCATCGAGAGTAAGCTGGAGGATGCTGCGCTCATCGTCCACCGCGATGCGCCACGCCACCTGCTGGACGTGGGGCTGCCCTTCTCGGGGACTATCCGCTGGGAGAGTGCCGTCGGCTATGGCCGTGGCGTAATGACGCTCCCTGCCGACTTCCTGCGTCTTGTCACCTTCCGTATGAGCGACTGGAGAAAGGACGTCACAGAGCCTATCTACGAAGATGACCCACGATATGCATTACAGCTTAGTGCCTTCTCGGGTGTTCGTGGTTGTCCTGAGAAACCCGTGGTGGCTCTTATCCAAGCTCCCGAGGGTCTGACGCTGGAGCTATACAGCTGCGAGGCTGGGGAGTCTATCCAAGTGGAGAAGGCTCGCTACCTACCTCGCCCTAAGATCCGAGAAGGCAAGCTCACGATCTGTGAGCGTCTGCGCGAGGCCGTGGTCTACTATGCAGGGGCACTCACCGCGCTCACGCTGGGCAATGGCGAGCAGGCCAAGGCCCTAATGGAAACCAGTAAGACACTAATGGAATAATGAAAGCAAGGCTTGTGAACTTAGGCGTATTCGCTACGCTGCTTGATGTGTATTCGCGCTTCCCTCAGGGAGGTGTGGAAGGCGACTATGTGATTGTCGACGGCAAGGAGCTCTTGTGGGATAAGCACCGCCTCCGATGGGGCGACGCACCACGCAACGACGTAACGGAGATGCGCCCTGATCCAAGCCCTTACCCAGGTATTCCAGGTGGCGGAGTAAGCTCTGTTGAGCTGGCGCGTCTTCGCACCGAGGTGGAGAAGCTGCGTGATCGTGTGGGTGAGCCTAATGGTATTGCTCCGCTCGACTCCGAGGGACTGCTCCCTACTAAGCACCTGCCACCCGAGGCGAATATCGAGCACAGAATACGCACTGAGCTCAACGACAGCATCAGCCCACTTACGGCACGTGTTCTGCGCCTGCTCCAGGGTGACCCCTCTTTGCAGTGGCTCTTTGTAGAGTCTGCTACGAGCGCACGACGTGTGGAGCATGTGGTCCGCTACTCGAATACATATAAGAAGCTATCCGTACCAGCTGGCGTCATTCGCCACCTCACCATGGGGATCGAAGGGGTGCGCCCCGACCGACCACTCTCCGACTACAAGACGTGGGACGTGCCGGGGATTGAGGTGAATGTAGATGATGCAGTCCGCAACCTCTATGTGTATGCACGATGCAGCAAGACCGACAACACGGGGACATTCGTCACCAGCGATGGCTTCAAGCCTATGGAAGGCGAGGAAGGCTACTACCACCTGCTTGTCGGTATGCTGAGCTCACTACCCAACAGAGTGTTCACACCTCTGTACGGGCTTGTGGAGATACCAGCGGCAGCTATCCGCATCGACAAGCTCATCTCGCCTGATGGGGAGTTCGTCATCGACTTAGTACGTAAGGAGATCCGAGGGTATAAGGTATCCTTCACGGGGGGAGGTGCAAGCGGTGGTCCTGATGCTGATACAATCCTCGAGGGCATCTTAGGGCAGGCTCGAAGCTACACCGACGACAAGACCAACGGGCTCAAGGGCTACGTCGATACCAAGTCGGCAGGAGCTCGAAGCTACACTGACAGCAAATTCACGGAGGCGGGACGCTCCTTAGAGGATAAGGCCAATGCGGTAATCGCCAACCTCCAAGGCTACGCAGACGGCAAGGTACAGGAAGGGAGAGAGTACACCGAGGCGCAGGTGCAGGCATTGCGAGGTGAGCTCACGACAGGGCTCTCGGGAGTGACTGAAATGAATGCGAAGATCGAGCGCATGCAGGAGCAGCTCGACGGGAAGGTATCTAATTGGTACTTCAATGGTGCGCCCTCCGCCACTACCCCACCGACGTCGCAGTGGACGACAGAGAAGGACAAGAAGGCTCACATCGGGGACACCTTCACCTCGCTGGATAAGTCCCCAAGCCCCAACGCAGGGAAGAGCTGGAGATACACACCTTCCTACACATGGGAGGAGATCGTAGACAGCGACAGCCTGAAAGCGTTGCAGCTTGCTAAGGAGGCCAAGGCCGCTGCCGACGGCAAGACGACCACACACCTAAAGAAGCCCACATCCTACCAGGTGGGGGACAGCTGGGTGATGACCGAAGACAACTCTATCGGAGGCGTGAACTACCCACGAGGGACTACACTCTTCGCTAAGGAGGCCTCTACGACATTCAACGCACTACACTGGGTGCGCCTGGACGACTACATATCATCGGTAGAAGCCAAGGGCTATGCCGACGGGAAGGCAGGCGAGGCACTGAATGGAGCAAAGCAATACGCTGACGATGGCGACAAGACGACCTCCAAGCGTATCGACAGCCAGGCAGCGGCTACCCTTGTGGGGGCAAAGAACTACACCGACAGCAAGCACAACGAGGGGAAGGCATATACCGACGGGAAGGCGGGACAAGCCAAGAGCGAAGCGGTAGCCGAAGCCGAGAAGAAGGACGGAGAGGTACGTAAGTATGCCGACGATGCAGCTACGAAGGCCACGGATAAGGCCAAGAGCTACACCGACGGGAAGCTCAAGGCTATCGAGGACAATGCACGACTGCTCGACTATCTGCGAACGTCTATCACCGACGGGACGACCGACATCTATGGCGGGCTTGTCCTTACCAACTTTATTGCGGCACGTGATCCGAGGACAAGGCAAGTGCGCAGCTTCTTCGCTGGATCTGCTAACACCTCTCTCCCTGCCTTTGCGGCTGGTGTGACGGGCTTCGGGACTACAGGCGAGAAGCGTGTGGTTGAGATCAACCACGACGGCACGGGCCATTGGGGCCAGATGGAGGTTATGGAAGGCGGCAAGGTCTTGCGTATTGCCTCAATGCTATTTGGTGGCAAGCTCCCTGATACCTATACCCACGACTTCCGCACGCTCGAGTTCAGCGACACACGTAACGAACGTTGCCGCGTCTACATCGGAGACGAAGGGGCTCTCTTCTTCATGGGCATGTGGGGTGCAAGCCCTCGCTTCGTACGTATCTCGAACAAGCTAAACAAGCCCATTGTGCAGATCCGTGGCGACGTCGATATGTCGGGGGCACTCCTCGGTGGGCGTGTGAGAGCAAACAGCGTGAGCTTCCTCCATAAATGGGGGGCACGGGCGGATCGCATGAGCATCAGCCGAACGGGCACAGGTACATACACCGTTACACACGATCTCGGGCATACGCGCTATTCGGTGCTGTGTATGGACAATGGCAACGGGAGGCACAACGCAAAGGCGGGCAACATAACGGCCAACTCGTTCGAGATCTATACAAAGTACGACAATACGCTGTACAGCGACATCGACTTTACGTTCCTCGCATTCGGAGACAACTACTAACCAGTACCAACCTAACCAACCAAAACCAAAGACTATGAGTATTATCGACTTCTTCGACCCTGACGCCTTCTCCAAGACGGAGATAACGCACGCAGCGGTAATCGGTATCTTCTGCTATGTGAGTGTGACTATCGCCCGCTTCCTTGACCTCGCTTCTGCGCTTATGCGAGACAAACGCTTTGACGAAAAGCAGGCCCGCATCATCGTAAGCGAGGGTAAGCTGGAGGGAGACCCAAAGAAGCTCGCAAAGAAGTTCGGTAACGGAGCGTCAAGCAAGGGATACGCTTCATTCGTCATCAGACTTGCGATATACTACTTCTGCGTGGCTCTTGCAGGCATTGCCGATGGGATTCTGCTTATGTCTGATGCGTGGTCATACGCTCACATGCATGAGCTCCCATACGTATCAATGTTAGTGACGCTACTTATCGTGCATACGGAGTTCACGAGTATTTGGGAGAATAGTCCTAAAAACGTCACGCAGAGCATGGAGAAGAGTATGAGACGCTTCGTAAAGGGAGCTAATGCAATACGCAACAAGGACGTCGAAGAGATCCGAGAGATCTTTGTCGAGCGAGTAAAGAGAGAAGAGGGAGAAGAGTAATACCGACACGACTATGAGCAAGTACTTTTCACTATCCGAGATGACGCACAGCGACACCGCTATCCGTCTCGGCATACCCAATGATCCAAACACAGATCAGCTTATGTACCTCGAGCGGCTTATGGAGTATCTCGACGGGGTACGTGAGGAGTTTGCCAATCCTATTATCGTGCGCTCAGGCCTCCGAGTGCCTAAGCTCAACAAAGCCGTTGGCGGTGTTGCGGATAGCCAGCACGTGCTGGGGCAAGCTGCCGACATCGTACCACGCGACCACAAGCTATTGAAGAAGCTACTCCATATCATTTGGGATCGTGGGGGCTTCGACCAGCTTATATGGGAGCATCCCAAGGGTCGTAGCGAGTGGATACACGTATCCATTGCGGGGAAAAACAAGACGCCACGAGGGCAGGTGCTGGAGTACGACGGAAAGAGATACATGACGATGAAGAAACCTATTAACCCCAATACACTATGAGCCTATTCGGAAGAGCAGAAACAGGGACGAAGGGAACATTACAGCTTGTTCAGCGAGGCACAGACAAGCTCATCCCCGTAGAGTTCATCAAAGACCCATCGGGAGAGGTGCTTGATCCAGCCCTATTCGAGAACCTCTCAGTGAGTGTGACCAACGAGCGGTCCGCGCTCTGTGCCACACCGCCAGTGAGCATAAGTGGCAACACGCTTATCGTCGAGATGACCGCAGATATTACGCGACGCCTTGGCTTAGGCGTATGTGTGATGACGGCTAATGGGCGCATCCCCGACGACGCGTATAGCGACGGCTACCACGACTACGAGGTGGTGATACCCATCTGCAAGATAACAAAGTATGGTAGCAACGAGACCCCTGTAAAGGTAACAGCCAAGGTGCTGGAAGTCCTCCGTGGCCTGAGTGCCTATGAGATCCTTGTGAAGCATGGGTATACCAAGACGGAGGCGCAGTTCGCAGAGGAGTTAATCCCTAAGAATGGAGGAGGAGGAGCAGGTACACCTGGTACACCAGGAACTCCAGGTCCAAAGGGTGACCCAGGTCCAAAGGGAGACCCAGGTCCAAAGGGTGACCCAGGTCCAAAGGGTGACCCAGGTCCAAAGGGAGACCCAGGTCCAAAGGGCAAGTCCGTTTATCAGTCCTACCTCGACACCACGGATGACAACCCCAAGCTCACCGAGAAGCAGTGGTCAGATACAATCGGCTCATTCGCAACTCTAATCCACACGATCACTTATGGCACTGAGCAGTAAGCAACGAGCTGAGGCGGAAGTCCTCGACCTCAAAGGGAAGCTCCGACAGCTCAATAAGGCGCTCGCAACGAAGGGGGCGGTCGTAGCGGAGAACGCACCGCTTGTCGCAACCATCAAGGCCGTGGAAGCGATGACCACAGGTGGTGGTGGAGCCGTCAAGAGCTACCCGATATACAGAATTGGTCAATTCGAAGGGTATCCCGATGCCGAGCTCCCCCCTCTTCGATTTGCACCATCCTTCACGTCGGGCTACTCCCTATTTAGGAATTGCCCAATCGTGACTTTAGAGAGGCCTATCGAGGGCATCGAGCGCATTGTCTCTCTCGACAGCGCATTTACTGGATGCAGCCAAATGACGAGAGCGATCGTTGGTAGTGTATCTTCGGTGCAGACGATTGCAAACGCCTTCAACTCGTGCACCGCCCTGGAGGAGGTGGAGATAACGACCTCGACCGCATGTACAAATATGCTGGCTACCTTCTCGGGGTGCGGAAAGCTCCGCACGATACGAGGCACGATTGACGCATCTTCTTGCGTGACAACATACGCCACTTTCCAATCTTGCTCGTCCCTCGAGGAGGTGCAAATTAAGGGTCTGAAGGTAGACATCGACCTCTCCCCCTGCGGCAACCTCTCCGTGGAGAGTGTCCGCTATCTCGTAGATAACCTCCAGCAGTCGACTGGGAAGACCATCTCACTCGCAAGTGCTTGGCAGACGGCACACACGGCAGAGGCGAGAGAGTACGCAAAGAAAGCAGCCGCCAAGGGCTTTGCACTAACATTCAGATAACAGACATAACTATGGGGATCGTTGAACTCAAAGAGGTTGCTGGCTATATGTACGTAAATGCCGAGCATAGCATCGTGGCACGCTTCGGCTACTGCCCAAAAGCTGACGCCCATCTGTGGAAGCTCACGACCGAAGCCGAAGCCCTCGCCATCGAGGCGAAGTGGCGAGCAGAGAGAGGTGAACAGCAGGAAGAGAGTAACTAACAACGGGGGCGGGGTGCTTAGCCTCGCCCCTCTAAATACAGAGAGATATGAAAACAAATAGATTAAGCACGTGGGAGACGCTCATCATAGTCGTAGCCGTGGCTCTGTTAGGATACTTCCTGACCTCCTGCTCCCCGAGGGTGCTCCCGATAGAGAATACCCGCACGGAGTGGCGTGACCGAATAGAGTGGCGTGATCGCCTGCGCATCGATAGCATATACATCCACGACAGCGTGTATGTCTCCGAGCGTATGGCAGGCGACACCATCTACAAGGATAAGGTCGTGTATCGCAATCGCGAGAGAGTTGTCCATGATACTATTAACACAGGGCGTGTCGATAGCGTGCGCGTCGTTCAGACAATCACAAGGCACGTCGAAGTACCCGCCAAGCTCACCGCTTGGCAGGCTATGCGGCTCAAGGCCTTTGCACCCCTGCTCGCTATTGCACTCGCCCTCGGGGCGTGGGTGTCGAGGAAGTTGTGGCTACCATTGCTCCGAGGCTTAATTGGATAAGGATATGAAAGAGATCACACTGAATGTAAGCAAGGTACTGGTGTACAATGAGGTCAAGAAGAGTGCCAGCTACCAGGCAGCAAAGCTCATAGACAAAGACCCTACAGCATACGACCGACTTCTCCCTACTGATAGTAGCCGAGAGCTCCTGGAGCGGTATTGGAGGGAGGCGGTGAATGCCCTGATAGGAGGGATGCGTGGGTATATCAAGGATTACCCCAGTCTGTCGGTAGGTCGTGCCGTAGAACTTGGCGAGAACTTCTCTGTGAAGCTCAACGTGAGTACCCGCTTCGACGACGGAGCTATACCAGCAATAGAAGCTGGCATACACAGCTTCCTCACCATGGCCGTGCTGTCGGAGTGGTATCGAACGAGCTACCCCGAGGGTAGCGCACCAGCCTCCGAGGAGGCGAGTACGCACCTATCCGCTATGCTAAAGAAGCTACACTACAAGCGTCCACCCGTTGCACCCACAAGAGCCTAAGCCAATATGCAGAACGTAACTATTAGTATCAAGCTCCCCGAGGTCTACTACCAGGTGGCACTACAAGCGCACCTACTCGGGGAAGCCGACTTATCGCAAGACAAAGACGCACGGGCCGTATCCCTCTCCCAGCTCGACGTAGAGGGGGAGAGTCGTGAGGTCATCCTTCGTGCGGTCAAAGCGTCCGACGCAAGCCTGCGCCAGCGTCTGCACCTCTATCTCACGGAGGAGAATACAGCGACGTCCGTAGACAATGTGCCAAAGGACGAAGATGCCCTCACCTTCTCTCTACGCCTCCCCGACAACTTCTTCCTGCCAGCAGTCAAGGATATGGAGGAGGCTATCCACCATTACCTGGTCCACTCGTGCCTGTCGGAGTGGTACGCACTGATGAAGGATGAAATGGCAAGCGCATACAGCAAGTTCGCACAAGCTGACCTCGACAAGATGAAGCAGGCTTCATCGCGACGCATACGCCCCACCCGACCAGCTAACCCCTACGAATAATGGAGAGACGAACATACCTTCACGACCTTAACGCCCGTCTTATTACGGAACGACTCGACGGAGATCACCAGCGGGCTACGCTCACCTTCTATACAGATGAGCTCATATACGACATACGCAACATCGCTTATATCTATGGTGTGGCTAAGTCGGACAAGCAGCCCGACGTAGACAATCATCTTACCTTTGATATTGGCGAAGAGGGGAATGTGGATCGTATCGCGCGTGTGCTGGACCTTTCGTTCAGTGAGATCCAGGAAGCACTCTACCCTTACACGCGTTCCCCGCTGCTGGAGGGTCTCGGCTGCGGGTGCGAGATACACCAGCGTGACGATATACTCGACACCGAGCGAGAGGAGTACACCCTCAATATGATTGTGCCTTCGCTCATGTCGCGGCATACGCTCACCTATGCAGAGAACTGGATACACGAGTTCCTGGTGTGTCGCGCCTTTGCAGAGTGGCTGATGCTCATCGGGGATAGTAGCTTTAATGTGTGGCTCGAGAAGGCTGAGATAGCCAAGAAAGAGATCATGCGAGCTATGGCTCGACGTACAGGGAAGATCCGACGCAAGATGAGCCCGTTTGTATAGGGCTCGACACAAACAAAAAGCGGGGGCAGCTACCGAGGTATTCTCAGTAACTGCCCCCGCTTCATTTGAAGAGAGGTCTCTATCGTGGCTTGTCTGTCATCTTGGGTAGGTACTCAATGGTACACCCAAAGATCGCCTCCTCGGGGTCAAGCTGGCAGAGCAAGGCCACCTTGAAGAACTTGAAAGGAGTACCGCTGATACCTCGCAGGATATGGTCCGCACTTGATGAGATCACATGCCAGTCGAAGAGGTCACGCGAGCCGTAGAGGATCGTTCGCACGTGCCCCTTGCGGAAGTACCCACGCTGTATAACAGAGCGGATAGTCTTCATCGTGTCGGGTGCTCCGAGCTTCAAAGGACGTGTCACCAGCAACCCTCGAACGCCCTTCGTTGGGTCGATCTTAGAATAGTCCACCACCTTACCATCCTTCGTCACGGCTATCGTCTGCGGGTAGGAGTTCACTGCCTTGCGAATGTCGGTAGGAGTAGTACTCCACTGCTTGCTCTTGAGCGAGTAGACGTAGGTGTACGACGTCTTGGGGTTGTAGGCATACAGACGCTGACGTGGGTAGTCGTAGATCATCTCTGCCTCAGCGAGGAAGTCCTTGAGGGGGAGGTGGTCTGTCTGCTCCTTGGGGATACCTGCCTCTCTCGATAGTTCGTCAGACTTGGGCAACCCCTTCAGCGATGAGCTTCGATTTGGATCGAGCGAGTCAGAGATACACACACATTGCGAGCCTGACAACATCATGATACCACGCTCAGAGGTGAACAGCACCGCGTTGTCGATCTGCGTTATGCTCTTTGGATTGATGCACACGTCACGTGAGATCGGCTGCTTGGCGGTATATGTCCCGTCCTTTGCCACCTCGAGAGCCCATACGCCATCTGTGGACAGGGCATAGAGGGGGAACTGACCGAACTGCCCTGCGGAGAGAGCCTTCGTGGCTGCACTAATCCCGAGGATCTTGCCCGTGCCGATTGAGTTCACCCCACGCGTCGGGAAGTTAAACGGGTTGTTCACCTCCGAGGTGTACACCTTGTTGGGCAATGGGAAGGTACGCTTAGAGGTAGCTTGCACATTGCTCTCGAATGCACGGAGGTCACGCTCCGAAGAGCTCACCCATCCCTCAATAGGAGACAGGTGTGTGCCCATAGCATAAGCTCCTGAGAGGAAGCTGTGCTTTGTGAGCTCTCGCTCCAGCTTCTTGTATATCCAAGTCGATCCTACTACCTCCTGCTTGTATGCTACCACCTTGTAGGCTCTATGATCAGGGCAGTAGACGAACGTCAGTAGCTTGTCTACATCCACGCTCGAATATATCCCTGCACTTATATATACGTCCTCCCCGTCGTCTCCCTTGATGACGAAGAACATATATAAGAACTGGCTCGCCACGGGTGTAGTGTACGGGAATAGCCTCCAGCGATCACTCTGTGGGAGTAGCTGCTCGGAGAGTCCCGTGATATTTAGCCGCGAGTTGTAGATATACGCACTCGTCGGCACGGTCTTGTGATGCGACTTCGCGTCATCATGGAGCGTTTCGTACGTGGCGATGTGCTCTAAGAAGCCCTCCTTATCGAAGCGCATATCCAGCTCATGGCTTAGGGATATAACCCCTGGTTTGATCTCGGCTGACTTGATGAGGTAGAATGAGCTGATGCCCCTAATCTGAGCGTCTACTCGCTCGGAGTTGTTCAGGGCGTACCACTTGTTATCGTGCCATGCCGTCGGGTCTAAGATGTTCACCTCCCACTCGCCAGGTATGACCCACGGCTGGAAGCGTCCCGTGCTACGTATCTCGGGAGTGAAGCCTGAGTAAGCCCTGGATATGGAGAAGGGGCGAAGGATAAGACCGAGCGGATCAAGGACAGAGCCATTACCCGTGAGCGGGTGCTCCTGATCCCATGTGTATATAGGAGACGATATGAAGAAGTCTACGCTCTTCACGATGTCACCCCACTTAGTCAGTCGCTTGTAGTCCTCGGGGTCGTCAAGTGCGTGGGAGAGGTCACTCACGGATAGCGATAGCTTTATCTTTCCTCCGCTGAACATGAAGCGATTACATGTGTTCGGGATCATAAGCACAGGAGGCGACGGCATCGTGGTAGATCCATCATAGAGCCTGAGAGCATAGCGGATAAAGAAGGGGAAGATGAACTTACCCTCCTTGTCGTAGTGCTTGGCTCGCATCCTATTGAGTAGCGACGCCAGCTGCTGCTCGCGATCTCGCCCCCTATCGTAGTCCTCCTCTACCACTACCTCCTTAGTCTTGAGCGCGAAGGACAGCTTGGGGAATGGTATCTGATCCCCCAGGTGTATGTATCCCTTTGTGGAGTCCTTGTAAAGGAAGTAGTGCATACCCGTAGGGGTGAGCACCAGGAGCGTATTTCCAACGCTCTGTATCTCCGTGATGTCCTTGCCCACGCTATCGAGCGGCACTAATGTCCCCCCGTCCTTGGTGTATGCGAGCTCTCCCGTCTCGGGGTCACGAAGGATATAGTGGCGAAATGACGGGGTCACATGAACGTGATCGATCGTCTTCCCCTTCGGCAGGTCAAAGATTGCAGCTGGAGGCTGAATAGGCTTCAAAGCCTCATCCTCGGGGACAAGGCCTGACACACCTTCGAGATCCCCGTCGGGCACTGCATAGTCGTCGGGGGTTGTGGAGAAGCCGCGGTAACGGATCTCTCGTATCTGTGTAGGCATACTCTATATCTATTTACGTGGTGGCTGGATCTCGTAGTAGGTGGTGCTGGCTATCTGACGACGCTTGACGTAGAGCTGGACCACCTCATCCTCTATGTCGTATCGGTAGAGGATAGCGGCAGCCGTTGGCGTCAGGGTCTCGAAGCCGTGGGTGTTGGTATCCTCGTTATACTGGATAACTGGGGCAGCCTTTACTTGGGCTTCAGAGGCATCCTCAGGCAGGAAGGAGAAGCCGTATGTGGCGAGGTCCTGTATCGAAAATACAAGCATACGCCTGCCGACAGCTTTCTCCCCTCCCATTTCTCGCAGTAGTCGAGGTGAAAGTGTTATTGACGAGTCTCGCGAGTCTATGGTCACAAGGCGTTTGCGCTGGTCGAGTAGCTTCTTAAACATAGGGTTGGAAGTTGGTTATCTTGGTGCGGCTTCGGAATGAGATCGTCTTGATGAAGTTAAACGACCTGTTCGACGCAAGGATCTCTCGGTGGGCCCTCGCATCCTCCTTTGTCTCGAAGATGTGGGAGGCTATCTCGCAGTTGCGCGTGCCTATATGGTAGACGATATTCGCGTAGTATCGACGACCGAGGATGTGGTCAATGATTAGTGATAGTAGGTTCATAGCTCTGCTTTTGAAGTAGCCCCCTCTCCGCTTGTCGTATGCAGAGAGGGGGCTGGGTTAGTTACTCTTTGGGGGTGTTGTGTAGGGCATCGAGGAACGCCTCGGCTACCGCCTTGCCGTATCGGTCGGAGAAGCACCCATTAAACTCGATGCTTAGCCCGGGGCCGTGCATAGTGAAACGGGTGTGCGTAGCTTCGTCGAAGCCGAATTGAGATCCGCCAGGGATCGTCGTCCACTGAACGCGAGGATGAGAGATCTTCATGACTATGCAGCTTTGATGATGTCTACAATGTCGAGGACTCGAGCGTCGGTGACGTCTTGGATGCGTCCGTAGCTTGCCATGTCGGAGGCATCCATGATTGACAGCTCCTTGACAAGCGTCTTGCGCGTCACCTTCTTGCCGTCCACCTCATCGACAACACTCACGATATAGTAGCCAGCCGACGTGCTGTCCACGTCAAGCCCCATGGCGTCGTTTACCCCTAACGGCTTTAGGCTCTTGATAGCCACGGGTGATGGCGTGAGCTCATTGAGGTACTCCAGCGTGCGTGCCTCTGCCTCTGTGTAAGAGGCTGCGTTGACGAGGTAGGTCTCGGTGATTTTCTTGTCCTCCAGGTTATGGTAGGATACTCGTGCGATAAATAGGTCCATGTTAGTTTGTATTAGTTTTCTATCTGTTCTTTACTCGGTCACCTACATTCGTATGCATATAGGTGACTGCATCGACTTTCAGCTCTGTTACGTCCCCGTTGTCAAGCCTGACTTTGAGATAGTACCTATCGGGTCTATACACTATATCCCCCTCCCAAAAGCCCCAGTCGTACCCAGCAGGGTCTGCCACCTTCTCGATGACCACCCCTTCTGATCGTAGTATTCGCTCGGTTGCTTGTTTCTGTTTGTACTCCTCCGAACAGGATAAGGTCGTAGCGATAGCTCCAATGAATATGAATGCTATAACGTAGTCTATACACTTAGCGTACTTGTTCATAGTCGTTCTCCTTAGTCGTTATTCCGAGCAGACTGCATGCGCGCTTTATGCGGTCTTTGTCTGCAAGCCTCTTTATGTCATCAACGCTGGTGTCGTTGTGTGGGCTAAGCACTATTTCATACGGGGGATACATGTGCTGAACCACATCCATTGTGCTTAGATACAGTGCGGCACGTGTCCGATTGCCATTATCGTCAAACACCTCCCGAATTGTGTAGAATACATCTGCATCTGCCGATACCTCCATAAGTTCAGCGTAGTGATCTACCACCTTCTCCCCATCCATATCAAATGGGTCTGTGCAGTTCCACTCCAGCGGGAATTTCGCCAGCTGGGCTTTTACTTCTTCTCGTGTCATAGCGTCTTTACTAATTCTCTAAGGTCTTTCATACATAGGTGGATAGAGCGCATTCGCGTTTGCGCATCCTCGCCACCCTTGAGACTGAACCTTACGTCCATTTCAACCTCGACACCAAACTCACAACCAAGCCTTGAGATGCTTATTGATCGAAAGTGCTCCCACTTCGGATTATCGTCATCACCCTTATTACGGCAGGTGTATTGCACCACCCTGCCATCGTCGAGGTAAGACGTTCCTATTAGTAATCCTTTGCCGTGCTCATCCCACGTTAGCGTGGGGGCTATCTTCTGCGTCATAATTCGTTGTATTTGAGAGTGCGCCCCGCTCCCACGAAAGGAGGTGTGTGAAAGTGGGCTTGACCAGCAGGGCGCACTCGGTGTTAGTTATGTCCAAAGCGTTCGCACTTGAGTTTGAAGATGGCTTCGTGAGCCTCCTCCCAATCACCACCGAATATGTGAGTGATGGCGCTCTGTGCTGTGTCGCTTAGTGGCACGTCCTTCGCTATCTCCCGTAGCTCTCTGAGGAGCTCGGTGTAGTCCTTCGTGTCAGGTTTAAATCCGAGAGATTTGGCTTCGCGGCAATACGCCCATGCCAAGGGATAGTTCAAGCGACTTTTGCATACAAGAGCTTCTACAACACCCCGAAGGGCGCTCCCACGGAAGAAGTCGATACGATAGGTGACAAGCAGATTGTCACACCATGATCTCAGTTTCTCTTTTTGTTCTTTGGTCATAGTCGTTTGTATTTAGTCCTCAGCTGGTGGAGCTGGGTACGGAGGGCGTGTATCTCGGCCGTGAGCTTCTTGCGCTGGGCGTGCTTCTCACGCTTTAGTCGCTCTATGTCTTGACACAGCGAGTAGTTGTGCTTCGTGAGGTTCTCCCGTAGCTCCTCCTTGGACTTGTGGAGCTTCGTCAGCTCCTTGCGTTCGCTCCAAATCGTGAGCGTCGCTGCTATTGACCACACGAGTAGCAAATTGCAGGCGATGATGAGCAGGTCGATGATGTTGTCCGTTGTCATAGTTCGTTGCTATTTGATGATGTGTCCTATTATCTCTCAAGTTGGAAGAGTATGAAGAAGGCCCACACCAGGCATGCTGTCCCGAAGATGTTTATCGGGATAAGCCACCAGCGGAGCTCCCTCCCCTCTTGCTCGTCCTCCTCCAACAGTGCGTATGACGTCGGAGAAGTAAGTACCCCCAGGAGAAATAGGATGAGGAATTTCGTAGCCATGGTTAGTTGTCTGTGCCTGAGTCGCCCTCCTTCTCCATAAGAGGTCGGGGAGTGCGTTGTGGTCGTGATACCCGAGTGCGTGCTTCGACGCGTCCCATTCGGGAGTTGAACTCGGTGAGGCAGTCCACCATGGATTGGTAGACCTCGTTCTGCCCCTTGCAGCAGTCCCGCAGGGTCGCGTGGTCCTCGATCAGCTTAGCGATGTCGGACTTCATGCTGGCGTGTATGCTGTCGAAAAGGCGGATGCGAGAGTGAATAGCCCAAATGAAGTAGGCCGCGGTCAGGGCGCATGCTATGAGCAGTCCCAGTGTTACGTATGTCATCCGTTAAATCCTTTGATAGGTGTTGCGAGGTGGTGAATAGCCAGGAGCAGCGCGTCGCGGTCCTCCTGATTGGTGGCCCTTTGCTTGTGCTTAGGCAGTGTGAGTCGGTGACGCTTGCATACCATCAGGAGCTCCTCGTGTGTGATCTTCCCGTTCTTACCCTTCCACACCTTGCGTAGTGGTGGCTGGCAGATGAGCGGGAACTCGTAGTCGGTGATGAGGTCACGCAGGATCTCTCCAACCATAGCGCAGCGTCCGACGTTATACCCTGTCTTGGCTATTGCCTTGGCTTCCACCTGTCCACCGATGTGTCGGTTGTGCGATGTCCCCCACACATTCTCGAGGACAAAGCGGTAAGAGTAGTCGGTATCGAGATACTGCTCGTCTACCTCGTTGCGCCATTCCTGGAGCAAGCGTACGATCTTTGGGATTGTCAGCTGCTCCAGGTGAATAGTGCGGTCGGTGATATTGATGCAAGCCCAGCCCGAGCCCTGAGTGTCAGGGTCGATGCCGATGATCAGCTGCTTCTTTGGGCGGGTGTTTAGGTCGTTGCTCATGATTTGTACACCTCATTCTCCCCGTAGATACATGTCAATCGTAATAAGACCGACTCGATGAAGTATCGTCTGCACGCGTCTTGGTCTTCCAATGGGCCTGTAAGAGAACTATCCAATAAGAGCTCGTAGTCCTTGCACTTCAAAGCAAAGTCTACCCTTTCCTCCTGCTCCCATCCTGGAATTTTGCTGGCAGCTATACTCAGATAGGCTTCACAAACTTTATCGAGATGCATAGTCAAGCCGAATTGAACGAAGCCGTCGGGAACAATCATAGTGTAATCGACGGCCCTGGAGAGGTCCTCGATTGATATGCCATTCTTCCCTTCTTTCTTGCTCGCCTTCACAAGATCCAAGAGCTTCTTTGGCGTACCCTTCTTCAGGCAGATAAGCACCTTATTGTGAATATCCATAAGCCTCTCCGCCTCCTTCTTGCTCTTTTCGTCCATGAAACTTAGGTTGGCGATCATTGTCTTTTTGTCTTCCATATTCACCTGTTGTTAGAATGGCAGATCATCAGCGACTCCCGCTTGTGGTGCGGGTGCTGGTTGTGGTTGCGCAGGGGCGGCAGCAGGAGCTGTGGCTACCTGCTGTGGTGCTGGTGCAGCTTGCTGTGCTCCTGCCAGGACGATGTTCCACGCCTTGATCTCAGTGTACCATCGCCCGTTGAACTCTCGGCTATCGATGTCTACGGAGACCATCACGTCCTGCCCCACCTGTGGTGTCTTGGCTACGTTGTCTCCGAAGAGTGAGATACAGACCTTGCGAGGGTATTGCCCGCCCTGCTCGAGGACAAACTCCTGCTTCTGCCATGGGTTGCCAGCCTTGGATGTGCCTTGCTGGAGGGGAAGGACCTGCACGACCTTCCCGCTGATATTCATTTCGCTCATATCGCTGTGTGATTAAAGTGTTGTCTGTTCTGTTACTCTGATGAGGTAGCCTCTACGGACAAGCTCGTCAGGGGATAGATCGAGGAGGCAGTCGGAGGTGTCTGTACTCGACACGTTGCGCCTTTCCTCTTTCAGGGCATTTGCCTTCGTGAGTCGTCGGTACTTACCTGCGATAGCTTGCTCGTGGAAAGTGCACCCCGACTCTTCCTTGTACTTTCGGATGCACCCCATAAGGCCAAGCTCGGGGGTACGCTCGAGCATCACGATGATCTCGTCGATGATTGACGCTGGGATCACTCCATACCCTGCTGGCTTTCCTCCCTGGTGCTCGATGTACCTCGGGTGATGAGTCAGCTTGTGGCAGATGTGATGGCGTGAATAGCCGTATCTCTTCGCAGCCATCCTCGATGCTGGCGTGGGCCTCATGCCGCCCTCGATCACCAGCTGCAAGGCGTAGTCTACGATCTTCTCGAGAGGTGTGTTTCGCTCGATCATGGCTAAGATTGGCTGATAGTTCGTAGCATCTTGCTCCGTTGCCATCGCTCTTGTATCTCCTTCTGTGCTGCGGAGACGTCGGCCTTACACTGCTCGAGCTTCTTGCTGTAGTAGGCATGAGCTCGTGGCGTCGTGGTGCGTCCGATGATTGCTGGCAGTGCTTCGATATGCACATTGAGGTTGCGGATGCGATCCCGCAGGTCCTTGTCGGTTAGGTCGTCGAAGTTGTTGAAGTTGTAACAGATGTCTTGCATAAGCGTTTGAGGTTACGACCTCGGCTGTGCTGACGCCAGTCGGTGGTCTGTTGATGATAAGTGGACTATGACGCAGTCGCCCTGGATGCGAGAAGCGGTGCGGTCGTCGTAGAGGTTAGGGCCGCTCAGTGCGTCGGGTGGATAGTTGCTGGTGATGACCATCGGTCGGCTAAGTCGCTCTCCGTGCTGGTCGCTACGTCGGCAGATGATTGACGCTATGACGCTTGATCGTGAGCCATAGTACTGCGCCTCCTTGGGTTCTGTTCCGAGGTCTCCGATGTGCAGGACGAGGCGTCCTTCATCGAGATACTTCCCTGTCTCCTGGTAGTAGGCGGTGTAGTCCCTGGCATGGGTCTCGCCATGGGTGGCACTGCTCCACAGCAGGGGTAGGTATGACACGCTCCATTTGTCCCGATCCTTGTCGTATTTCCAAAATGGGCGGTGCACCCCGACGATCTCGGAGAGGCGGTGCAGTAGTCGCACCAGCATAGTCTTGCCTGATCCCGTAGGCCCCCACACGTACAAGCCTCCGTAGGGGTTAGTGCAGGACGGGGAAGCGAGTAGCCAGGCGAGAGCTCTGCGGTATGCCTGTATCTCGTCGGGCGATAGGTCGAAGGCTGGAGTCTCACGTCGTCCCAACTCGAGGAGGACGTCGAACGCGTCGTCAAAGGTGACGGGGTTCTTCATCAGCCGTGGCTCATACCCATCGAAGGTGACGGGGTCAAGCGTTGCAAGCAGTTCTTCTTTCGTGAATGGCATTGTGTCGTTGTGTTAGTCGGGATAGTCAGCGTACTTTGCGGGGAAGTTGCGTTTGAGTACCGCTCGGTTGTCGTGGTCAAGTGCAAGCCACTTAGCCATTTCATCCTGTGGCGTAGGTGGCGCGCTTCGCTCAGGGTGGTATTCGGCATTGGTGTAGGTTGGTCGAGATTGCGAAGCTCGGGGGAATAGGGACTGCCGTTTGGCGTCCTCTTCCTTCTGACGCTTGTGCCAGGTGACCAGCGCGCTCTTCCAGCTCTTCATCTTGTTAGGTCCAACGCGCCAGCCGTTGCTCTCGTAGTGGGCTATGAACCTCTCGGGGTCTACGGCATAGCCTAACCTCTCTACCTCGTCTCTGACTTCATCCAGGGAGGGAGGGGAAAAGCGCGTCGCTTTTTCCCCCTCTCTCTTTATGTCTTCTTGTCTTATAGTCTTGGGGCTTTGCCCCCCTATTATCCCCCCATCTACCTTACTTTTTTGGGGGTCTACCTTACTTGTACCTTCCTCGCTACCTTCCTCTACCTTACTTTCTACCTTGGTCGTACCTTCCTTTACCTTACTTCCTACCTTACTTCTACCTTCCTCTACCTTGGTGTCTACCTTACTTTCTACCTTACTTTTACCTTGGTCTACCTTACTTCTACCTTCCTTTGTACCTTCCTTTACCTTGGTGCTACCTTCCTCGCTACCTTCCTCTACCTTACTTTCTACCTTGGTAGGTCTGTACTTTCTACCGCCCTTTGCCATGCGTTCGCGTGCCTCGGGAGATAGTCGTCGCTTGGCTCGGTAGGCGGTTGGCTCGTCGCTCGTCTCTTCATCTTCGTACCCCTTCCTGATGACGGCTTCGTGGAAGTCGTGGCTTAGTCGTCGTGAGTAGAAGTACTCGATGTTGTCGTCTCCAGCCTCTACTACGAAGAGCTCAAAGTCTCTGACAACAGACTCAATCATCGTAGGCTTGCGAGAGTGGAGTAGCTTCGCGATGAGCTTTGGGTCTAACTGCATTCGAGGCTCTTTGCCTTCGTCTGCTGATAGCTGGCTGAGTAGCTCAAGTGTTAGCCAGTAGATGCCGTAACCCTCTGCCCCATGTGCCGCCATGAGTCGTCGGAGCTTTAGGTCTAAGCTGGCATGAATATCGTGGCGAAAATATCTGTCGGAGCACATACACATAGTATATATGAGGTGTTACTATTTACGTCTCATCTTCTCGGCTCTCCTTTTGAGGTCGTTGAAGATCGTCGTGTCGAGGATTATTGTTGATCGTCCTTCCTGGGTGAAGGCTTCGGGATAGTCTTTGATGCGTTGCCTGAGTGTTGCTGAGTTTCGTATGCCGAGATACGCCATCACTTCCTTGCGTCCGCTGATGGTGCGATGCTGTGGCTCTTGCCGATGTCTCAGCTCTTCTCTGAGTGCCTCAGCTCCCTCTCGCATAGCATTCATGATGAGCTGCCGTAGATCCTCGGGGCTCATCTGAATGGTGACGGGGGTGTAGGTCTGTGTGGTTGGCATATCAGAATGGTGTCTTATTGATCTCTATTGTCATTTCGGGTGCTGCTATCATCGTGGGCAGCCCCGTAGCCTCTTCGATTGATTGTCGGCAACGCTCTGCATTGGTGTTGCCTGCGGAGAGGTGTATGAGAAGTATCTGTCGTGAGGAGGTCAGGTCATTTGCCAGGAGCGTCCGTAAGCAAGTGCCGTAACTCATGTGCGATCTTGTCGTGCGGTGGTACTGCGCTGGGTGGATAGCTCCTGCTGCGAGTCGCTCCTTGATGAGGTCCTCACTGTAGTTGCATTCGATTATCCATTGCGTCACCTTGGGGAAGCGGTATTTAAGTAGGTATGAGTCGGTGAGGAATAGCAGCCTACCCATTTCTTCGTGCTCGATAAGGAAGCCCAGGGGCTCCTCTGCGTCGTGATCTACGTCGAAGGGAAGGACCGAGAAGCTACCGATCTTCACTGCTCGCTTGCTCGTCAGTATTCGGAGCATGGGGTCGTCACCGAGCTGTAAAGCGTCGGCCGTCCCCCTGGAGCAGTAAAGCGGTACTCTTCGGCTGGTGACCCAGCGAGCCTCGCGGGCATGGTCTCCGTGCTCGTGTGAGAGGAGGCAACCCGCGAGGTGCTGTAGGTCAAAGTCCAGGGACTGGAGTAGCTGCTGCTTCTTGACTCCGCATTCGATGAGGAGCGTTTCCCCTGACGACGTACGAAGTATGTAGGCATTGCCTGCGCTGCTCGATCCGAGGACTGAGAGAGTCATATTAGAATGGTGCTTCTACTTGTGCTGCCTGGGGATTGCCTTCTGCCTTTGCCTCGGTAGCTGGTGGCGTGGTAGGCGTTGCCGTGGGTGGCTCGTAGATCTCACCCGTCTCTCCGTCGAAGTCGAGGGGCTCGCTTGCCGTCTTGCTCTCTACTTCGTGAACGATGGTTGAGGAGATCTCCTCGAAGGCTACGTCCTCGATGTCTTCGTTCTCTTCGATCGTTCGCATACCCATGGAGAGCTCAGGAGCATAGACGCTGGTCCACCATGAAGCAGCTCTATACATGAGCATCTGCTTGGCCATGGTCTGCCACTTACTCCCCGCCTTGTTGTACCACCCTTCGCGGATAGCCAGGCTGATAGTAATTGGAGAGGACTCGAGTACCTCGTCGCTACCCTTGGCTTTTGTGTATGCGACGCATTCGATATCCTTGAGGTCTCCGTAGTTCTGCCCGTTGATCGTGCCGACCTTGCCAAGGTCGCGGAAGCGGAACTTGAGAGGCTCGAAGCGTCCGCAGGTGTTCACCGTGGCGATGAGGAACTTTGCACTCCATGATGGTCTGCCATGCACTATGTATAAGTTCTGCATCACCATGAGGGGAGAAGCTCCGATGCGGCTTGCGACGTCGAGGGCGATGACGCAGTTGGCTATCGCTTGGTCTCCCCCGACCTTGACCTGGTACTGCTGTGGTACAAGTGCCGAGGAGGCAAACATTTTGGAGGCGCGCTGAATGTTGGAGAGCTGGCTCTCATTGCAGAAGTCGATGCCAGCGTATGCTGGTGTAGCTACTGCTGGCGCGCTGGCCGTTGGTTGGATTGTCTGTGGTGTCATGTTGTCTTAATTGATATGTGTGACGTTTAACTCCTTGTCGTCGGAGACTCGGAGGAGGATGATCTGTGATGTGAGGTCTTCGGGGAGCGTCTGTATGCTCTCGCTGTTGTCCACGAAGACGGGCGCGCATACCTGGTGGTGCTCACTTAGTACTCGTATGATCTCGAGCCCTGCCGTGATACGGCTTGCGGTGTTGGCTGCCGTAATGGGCACTCCGTTTACAAGCGGCTGGCAGGTCTCTGAGGGGAACTCTCGGTTCTTGTCATCGATGGTGTACTCGAAGAGGCGGAAGGTCACGCCACGGAAGCGTGAGTTGATCACTCGCTCGCACTCCTCTACCTGATGCAGTGCCAGGCGGGTGGCTTCGTATTCCTCCTTCTCTGCGTCGGCTATCTGCTGTGCGATTGCCTTGGCGTCATCCTCGAGTATCTTGATGCGGTCTGTGTAGTCGTCCCACTGATCCTGTGAGGCGAGGAGCTTCTTGATCTCGTCGCGTCGGTCGGAGAGCTTCTTGCGCTTGGCGGTGTATGCTTCGGTGCTGTCGGTCTCAATTGTTGCATTGTCGGCTTGCTTGAGTAGCTCCTGGATCTGCGTCTCGAGTTCGTTGTAGCCTGGGAGCTGCTCGGCTGGCGTGGGCTTTACTGCTTCCTCTTCGGGGAGATCGAGGAGCTCGGCTTGCTGCTTGATGAGTAACGCATTCAGCTTGTCGGCTTCCTCCTCTCTCTGTAAGATGAGAGCGACGCAGTTGGCGGTAGATGCTTCGCACTGGGTGAGCTGCTCTTTGAGAGCCGCTCCGCTTTGTGCGAGTGCGTCAAGTCGTGCTTTCTTCTCGCTCTGCCATACTGCCTCAGCCTTTGCGATCTGCTCGTCGGGGAGTTGCTGGTGGCAGTGAGGACAGGTGGTCTCACCATTATATATGGTAGCGTGGAGTGTCATCCACTCTTCGCGCTTGGCGAGCACCTCGGCATTGAGCTTTACTTTATTTCCTGCGAGCACTTCGCGCTTACCATTGAGTGAGGCGACCTCGCTCTTGGCTCGCTCGATGAGCTGCTTCGTCTCGTCGATCTTGTGCTTGAGCTCTCGACGATGTGCGCCTCGCTGGTAGGTCTCTTCGTCGGCTCGCTTGTGCTCCTCGGCAATGAGCTGACGCTGCTTGCTTCGGAGCTCCTGGATCTTGGCCTCTCGCTCGCTGGCCTCCTTGTCCTGCTTGCGCAGTCGCTCGGAGCTGCTGGCGATTGCCTTATCTATATCGGTAAGCTCAAGCTCGATACCTGCAAGCTCAGGCTCGAGCGTCTTGCGATCCTGCCATTGTGGTAGCAGGATGCGCGTCTGATCGATCTTCGGCTGGATCTTGGCTGCGTCCTCCTTGAGCTTCTTCTTGCGAGCTGCGATGCGTCTGCGGAAGTCTGCCAGGCTCTTACCATTGAGCTTGTCTACCAGCCCCTGCCACTCGGGAGAGGATGCTGCGATCTCCTCGATACTTGGCGTGTGTGCCACGTCGAAGAGGATGGCGCGCTGGTCCTCCCACTTCAAGGATGCGAAGAACTCGGGGTTGGTCAGTAGCTTGAATGTCGTCTCATCGATCAGAGCGGAGAGACGCTTGCCAAACTCCGTGACGCTGACAGGGACATCGTCCCAGTAGCAGTCGGTGTGGTGGCCACGGAACACTTCCTCGGCTTGTCCGCGAGGCTTGACCCACTCCTCTACATAAGCGCGTCGTAGTGTGAGGGGCTCGCCATCTACGGAGAGTGTTACGGATACTTCGCAGGGGGCTTTGTCTGTGGTGCTACCATCCTCGTCGTAGCTCTTGATGTCCTCGTCCTTGCGTCCGTTGCGGTCCTTGCCGAACAAGCACCAGAGGAAGGCGTCGAGGTGGCGACTCTTGCCTGATCCGTTGGGCCCTGCAATGATCGTCTCGTTGGGGGAGAAGGTGGTGGTGCGCTCTCGCTCACCCCTGAAACCTATCATGGTGAGCGACGTCAATCGAATTGTCTTCATAAGTGTCGTGTATTAATGAGTGTCTACTTTGTGGCGCGCTATTGCTCACCCCTGATGTGAGTTGGGTGTTTGTTGCTAACTTAGCGCAGTGTTAATTCCCTTAATGTCTAATTTTAATTTCCCAATCTTATGAGTAAGACAGGAAAGCAGTCTACCTACCGAAGTGCAGAGACTGGTCGCTATGTCACCAAAGACTATGCGGATCGCCATCCTAAAACGACGGTCAAGGAGACTGATCGAAAGCGGGGATAGTCCCCAGCTTTGAGCCCGCCTCAAAGGCGAGGTATTCGATGAGATAGGCATAGGCCTCTTCGCTCTTAGGGCAGAGGCTTATGCCTATACTCTTTAGGATCTCTATCGAGGCATGCACGACCTCGTGTGTGATAGTCGAATGGGTCACTCTGAGTGATAGCCCCTGGCGTATCCATACGACAGAAAGACCTGAGTTCGTAGTGAAGTGTCTCCCGCGCTCATTGACCTTGGGGGTGGCTCTAATTAGATCTTCCTTCTCACCCTCTTCCAGCTGGTCACTGATAGCATCTATAGCTTGCTCCCAGGTGGATATGATGATCCCCATATCTCGCATATAGACGTCTATGGGGATGATGAATAGCTCATTTTCTATGATCATGATGTTGCGGTGGATTGTGGTAATGTTGTCTACTTTGTTGCGCGGTTGCGCTCTCCCGAGTTGGCCACGCTCGTACATTGCTGGCGGGTGCGCCCTCACGGGCTTGCCGTCATAAAACGATTGATAAGATTCATAACTATCGGGTCTGCTGGCCCGATGGGGAGCCGCTCGAAATTGCGGCTGAGTGTCTACTTTTTTTGGCAGCCCTACTCTCCCGAGCAAGGCTACCACTCTTAACTTAACTAAAACAGCAATCAATAATGAAAAAAACCACTTTGTGTGGCGGCCGTGCCCCTTACAACACGACCGCCATTCTCAACACAATACACATACGTAAACAATCCGCATGTTGCTCTTACAATTAGTAGTCATCCCCGTCTCTGTTATCGTACAGCTCTTTGAATGTGATCGGGAGCATAGCAGGGGCGAAGATCTGAATGATGATGCGTGGCATATCATTGAAGTGCCAGCCCATAGCGTAGATAGCGAAGGAGAGGAGGGTCAGGATAAGCGAGCAGGTGAGCGTCGCTTGCATTGAAATCTTACGTGTCATAGTCGTATCTCTTATTATTATATGTAGTGTCGTCAGGAGGCTTCCGAGCCTCGGGTGTTCCGTGCCTTCCACGGCTTCGCTCTTTGCGCAATAGGCCAAAGACTAACGACAATGGTTAATCACGCGCGGGCCTTTCACCCGCAGATTAATTCGTATCGCCATTGTTTATATCAAGTATGTCAAAGATCGCGGAGGACTGAGGGGCTTAGCCCTCGGCAGGTGCACAGCCTGTTAACCCTGTAGGTATTTGTATACCGTAGAGCGAGCGAGCTTGTATTTCACTCGTAGACTGTGCACGGCATCTTCTGTTCCCATGCCTTCGTCCTTCATCTTCGCGAACGCTGCTCTGATTTTATCTGCGCGCTCTGCGAGTATCTTAGACTTTGGCTTGAGGGCTCTTCGTTTCGCCATAGAGGTCTACTTGTTTTGTATTTCGTTATCTTTGTCGGTGTCTGTTTTTAGACCCGAGATTGTTGTCCTCTCTTGGACTACACTACAAAGGTATACCATTTTGGTTGACCTACCAAATCTCAGTCAACCATTTTTGTTGACCAATTTCACAAGACGCTGTAATACTGCACCTTATGAACGAAAATATTTTTTCTGAGTTGGCGGAATATTTCAGAGGCAAGGGCGTTACTCAACTTGCAATAGCTGAAAGGCTCGGTGTGAGCAAGGCGTATGTCAATGCTTTGATGACTGGAAAGAAGGCTTTCGGCAAAACGCAAGCGGCAAAATGGAGCTCCGAATTCGGGATTTCTGCTTCGTGGTTGCTCACTGGGGAAGGCCCGATGCTCAAGGAAGAGAAGGAAATGGAAAAGGAGGAGGAGTACGAGCTACTCCCTCGCATCACGGAGGACAAGGGTCGGCCGTACTACGACGTGGACTTTCTCGGAGGGTACGGAGAGTTTGCAGATGACCCAGCAAGCGCACCCGTTACCTATATGATAGACTACCCACCATACAATAAGGAGGGCGTGTTCTATATGAATGTCCGTGGGGATAGTATGTCGCCTGAGATTAACAGCGGGGACTTAGTTGCACTCCGACCTATCGAAGCGTGGTATGACTTCCTTCTCCTCGGGAAGGTATATGCTATCGTCACCCTATCGGGGCAGCGAACCATCAAGCGTCTGCGTCGTGGTAGCGACAGCGAACACTATACACTCGAACCAATCAACCCAGCATACGAGAGCCAAGAGATACCAAAGACACAGATTGAGCGCGTCTTCGAAGTTCTCGGTGGAATACGTAGATATGAATAGCCATGGCAAAAGAAAATCCAACTCCCGTTAAGAGATCATACCTGTACCGAAGCACCTATGTTTGGGTTGCTTTGATCCTAAGTATTGTATCCCTTGGGTCTACGCTGTATGTAGCACTATCTTTCCCTCTAATGCGAGACTGGATGGACTATCTATGGCCTATACCTCTATCATTCCTCGCATCATTCCTCCTTATCCTTATCCTTGGGCGCGAAGTCAAAGCCCTTGGTGACCATCGCGTGGAGAGCTCCACTGAATATATTTTGGAGGCTGATGCCAAGAGAATGTTAGCCCACGCTATATTCATTGTTGGTGCAGGTACATTGATTTCCGCATCAATGGGAGGTAGTGGTAATTTCACATTGCTCATAGGGGGGACTATATTCACTACCGCTGTGACGTTTTCGGTGATCTTCGAAGCAAAAGAAAGGGCGACAAACATCAAATTGGGATCAATATCCTCTCAAGCTGATAAGATCAAGGAGGTGGAGCATCATGTTAATGCCATTAACCACAGACTCAGCGAACAAGAAAAGCTGATGCAGGAGATATTAAAGGAGCTGAAAGAACTCAAGGAGTCCTCCTCGAGATCCAGTGGAGGTGTTGCATAATCTGCAACAACTCACAACCATTTCGTTGGCTTCACCGAAATGGTTTTACAATACAACCCCGCACAACATGCTACCTATTCATCGCACCTGCCACTTCCTTCTTGACCCGCAGAAGGGGTGGACCGCGCTCAAGATACGCTACCGCATACGCTACGGAGGGTACATTACCACCGTGGCCGTGGGTCATCGCGCAGAGCCCAGCAAATGGAGTGCAGAGGCCGAACGCTGCCTGAAGAATACCAGCCACGGGGAGAAGCGCACACCAGCCGCTGCAATCAATCGCGCTATCCAATACGTCGAGGAGTCAATGGAGCGAGCCTTTACCTACTTCGAAGGAGAGGAGCGACTACCAAGCCCCGAGGAACTCAAAGCCAAGTATAACGAGTACCTGCAGTCAGCTCTCGGCATCGAAGAGACCAAGGCGCAGGCAATACTCCCCGAGGACAACAGCACTATCGTAGCAGTGTTCGACGCATTCGTCGCATCAGAGAGCGTGCGACGTAGCTGGAGCGAGCGACACAATGCAAACATACGCACAGCACGTATGCACGTATCTGAGTATGCAGGTAAGGACACCCTGGACCACATCAGTAGCGAGTGGGTGGCAGGCCTTATCACCTACCTCACCACGAAGCGAGGACTCCTCAACACATCAATAGACAAGACGCTGCGCATACTAAAGAGCCTACTCTACTGGGCACAAGGCCAGGGGCTATATGAAAAGGATTACCGACGCTTCTTTGACGTACGCCTCAAGGGTATCGACGCAAACAGAGCCGAGGTATATCTCACCTGGGAAGAGCTGAGCAGTCTTGTCTCCGTGGATCTACGATTACATTCAGAGCGAGTAGCCCGCGATCTCTTCTGCTTCCTCTGCTTTACAGGGCTTCGCTACTCCGACCTCAAGAAGCTAACCCACGACAGCATCACACCTACGTCCATCAGGTACTACGCTCAGAAGACTGATCAGCTCATCGAGGTAAACCTCAATGACCACGCCCGTGCTATCCTCGCAAAGTACGAAGGAGGGGACACCCCACTACCACCAATGGCAGAGCAACGGCTCAACAGAACTCTCAAGAGCGTCTGCGAGCAGGCTGGCATCAACGCACCAGTCACACGACTACGCTACTCAGGACGCCACCGCATCGAGGAGACGCTGAAAAAGTATGAGGTCATAACCTCACACGTCGGCCGCCATACCTTCGTGGTGCAGGCACTCACACTCGGCATCCCCTCTGAGGTTATCAGGAAGTACACGGGCCACAAAACCGAAGCGACGATGCGCCCGTACATCGCAATAGCCGACACCCTCAAGGCGCAGGAGATGGAAAAGTTCAATCGTCCCCTGCTCGAGAAAAAGAGGACGAATAGAGGACGATTTTAGTAGCGTTATATTGCTTCCTATTATCCCCTATTATCTCGAGCCCACTAAGCAAGCCCGCTCCGTAAGCGCAATAGAGGATAATAGAGCGCAATAGCGAGTGATTATTGATACTCCCACTCTGGGTACAGCCACATACAGAAAGCCCCTGCGTAAATCAATGATTTGCGTAGGGGCTATTCTTGTAGTGGACGATATAGCGGACGGAAAATCTCAGATCACACGGAACTTCCGAGAAAACCAAGTTCCACCAACGCACACATCCAATAAGCACCAAGCTACCCGACTCTGAATATGCGCCATAAACGATTACATAGATCTACCTCACGGAGATTCTATACGAGCTCATTTATTCCTATATTTGTGTGAGGGTTTCTTCTAACCCTAGAGATACTTCGATATTGAAGTAGCTTACCCTATCCTGCAAACAATACTATTATTAATAACCTCCAACATCTTACTGTATGCGGTATATCTACAGCATTATCGGAGCAATAATCTTGCTCATCTCGGGTACACAGAGTGCATTCGCTCAAAAAGAAACGACTATAACACGGACAATTTTAGGTTGTACGCTAGGGGTATCTACAGTTGATTCAGTCACAGCTATGCTACAAAAAATGGATGCTGATTTTGAGGCCGTAGAAAGTACACCTCCAAGAGAGAACATCCTATTTGTAAGGCGAGGCCTAACTTTTGCAAATACCCAACCAACATTCTTCTTTGAATTCTTCGATAAGAAACTTACTATGGTCAGAGTCATCTTCTACAATAGGGATGAATCAGACAGGATAAACAAAAATCTAGTCGCCAAATATAAGAACTGGACAGACTTCAGTATAATTGGTGAAGAGGGTGGAGGGACTGATGATTCCCGAACAATGCTTGTACACACATATGCAACCATAGAGGATAATGATAAGGTTTTCAAATACTCTCTGCTAACATATGCTGATAAAGCTCTCGAAGAAAAAAGAATCAAAGCCGAGAGTGCAGATTTATAGCTAGACTTAAATACAGCCATCTATGCTTTCCAATTAGCCCCTCTCCAGTATCAATCAATAGGAAGGGATTATACCATGGTAGCTAGCGCCTTATCTGAAAAGATATTCAACAAAGTCGTATTAGCACTCCCCACATGCCACTCACATATGAGTAGAACATATGGGGAGTGCTTTATTTTACAGCTAGAGCAGTCTTATGCAAGCGCTCCACACCCAAAACCAAGAATCAGCCCATTAAAAGGGAAACGATCCTAAAAACGTCTAGCAACCATGAGCCTATCAATCAAAGAGTCCCCTCACAAATAGCTACTTCAACTGGTATTAATTATGCTCCAGTATGCTCCAGCACCCCGATATATCAATTTCATAAATACATACATAGACATAAGCTATCAAACTAAGGGCTCATTATCAGGGTTATCGGACCTCTTGGGTAGTAGTCTACTCACTCGTTTGCTCTATCTTTGCTTGAACCGGATTCATCCGACGAAATTATCATTTACATCCCCTCATCGACCCTATGC